ACGGGGGCCCCCTTGGCGCTGTCGGTCAGGAGGCAACCCGCACATCTACGACGTGTTACATGCGGGGACTGAAAGAAAGTCTACGCGTCACCACCAGCTCAGGTTTACCCTGGTTTCACCGCCGTATTTGCTTTACCTACAAGGGTGAAGTACCTTTTCAAGAGTACGCTAGCGGGGATACCCCTACCCTCAACCAGACCCCTTACGTCGATACGTCCAATGGCATTAGCCGGTTGCTCCTCAACATGAATAAGAATGCCGCAGCAAACACGAGGAACGAGTGGGAAAGCGTTGTCTTCCGGGGCGCCAATGGTGTTGATTGGAACGATCAGCTCATTGCTCCTATCGACACTACTCGTATTACTCTCAAGAGTGATAAGACTTACCGCTATTCTAGCGGTAATCAGTCCGGCGTTTTCAAGGAGATCCACGCCTGGTACCCAATGAACTCGAATCTAGTCTATGACGACGACGAGTCTGGCTCCACCGAGGTCACCTCGTATTACTCCGTTGATAGCAAAGCTGGCATGGGAGATTATTACATTCTCGACTACATCCGCAGCGGTATTGGAGGGGCTACATCTGATTTGTTGAATTTGAATGTCAATTCTATTCTGTACTGGCACGAAAAATAGCTTCGTTGCACTCCACAAATACACAATTTTTTTGCATCCAATCCACTTCTCCCTCTGACATGTCCAATCTGGGGTCACCGTTTGATAGCCAAATGCTTGGCTTGTTCCATGGTACCAGCTTAGGCTCCCTGTACAGCTCCTTGACTGTCACGTAAGCCTGCGACCCTAACCATTCCTTGAAGGAGTGAAAGAATTTCATACCGCCACGTATGTCATCGAACACTGCGTAGTCCACCTGATCCGCCTTCATGCATTCAGCGCCACTCACTAGCCCAATGCAGTAAATATGGCGGCCCAATGATCTAGCCCACAGGGTCTTCCCTGTCTGGCTCTCACCATACAACACCAAAGACTTTACTCGCTCTGGTATACCGAGTCAGCAACATCCCTCACCACAACGGTAGTGGAGGTGGGGGATAGGGCGCCTGCGCCCGGTCCATTCCCCCACCGAAACGGACCCCTCCCTATAGGCCTCGCGGCCTGAGCGGCTGTGCGAAAGATGCGTTACATACCTCCAGTTCTTTTATCTCCGATCTTAGCTTGTCGCACCCAATCATCTCTTCCATCCATTTCACCGTCAACGAAAGTGATTCCGGCCGGTGACTCATACACGGGAGGCACTGGTGTAAATCTCCAGTCGCAGTACTTGGATAGGGAGGTGAAAGAGACTGCAGCAGCCTTGGGATCAAGTCTGTGCACAAGTTCCCAAAACTCATCTCGACACGTCGCACTCGTAATTTGAGCCCATTTGTCAACAGTCGAAGTGCCGACATTCGAAGTCTCGATAGGTCGCTCTGCACCACCACAGATAACATCTCCATCTTTGATTGCATAGTCGTAAGCGCACCAAGGAGTTCGTCCAACTGTCTCGATGTTTGGGTGGCGACCGTCAACATCGAATATCTCAGCTCCTCTGCCACGAAATTTCTCACCGAAATCGACGAAACAGTGAAGGTGAAGGCCTTTATTCTTATGCAGCTCTCTGCCAATGATGCACTCTGCTCCCAGGTATGAAAAGCGTTCCATAACGCGGAATCCATCGAGGTCTCCGCACTGAGAGTAGGTGACGAAGAAGTAGCGGGCATTGCAACGAAAGTCGGCTGACATAATGGGGTCCAAAAGGGTCCGATGAAAACTAATATTATCATCGGACCCAGGACCCAACCCACGAACGACTATATATAGCCGTCTCCCCTCCCAACAATTACCCGTTCCCCAACAAAAATGTCCAACGTTTTTGATTACGAGCTTCCCCCCGACTACACGTCATGCGCAAGTATGTCCGACGCCGAGCTAGCCGAAGAGCTACTGGGGTTCGTCGCCGAGCTGCAACGCGCTATAAACGAACTAGTTATCGCGCTAGGCGTACCGCTCCCCGATCCCGAATCCGAACACGAAAGTCAATCCTCAACGTGACCAGTCGGAAGAAGAGGAACGCGATGCTAGCGTACTCCAATTCTACCGCTACTGGTGCAGCAGCAGCTATTACCCCAAACAGTCTTACTATCGACGCCACCACCAACGCCACTATTTTATGGTGTGCCACCGCCCAGGATCTCACTTCCAACAACGGGGGCCCCCTTGGCGCTGTCGGTCAGGAGGCAACCCGCACATCTACGACGTGTTACATGCGGGGACTGAAAGAAAGTCTACGCGTCACCACCAGCTCAGGTTTACCCTGGTTTCACCG